CTTGAAATTTATGAAGACTCACTAGGATATTTAACATTTGGTGTAGGACATTTAGTCAAAGAAGGTGACCCTGAGTTTGGTCAACCTGCAGGAACACCAGTATCACAAGAAAGAGTAGACGAAGTATACGAACTCGATTTTGAAAAACACGTAGAAGAAACAGTTCACTTGTTTGAGTCAAAAGGAGGAGAAGACTTTTACAGTCTACCTGAAGACATTCAACACGTATTAATTAACATGACTTTCAATTTAGGTGGAACTAGATTTGGTAAGTTTAACAATATGTGGAAAGGTGTAATCGAAAATGATTGGGAAAAGGTTGCAGTTGAAATGGAAGATTCACGTTGGTTCAAACAAGTAGGTAGAAGGTCAATAGAACTCCAAGAGATTGTAAGAAATGTTAAATAAAGAAATTCGTGCCGTCAAACTAATCGGTGGCGAAGTAATTATAGGTTTCATTACCGAAAAACGTTTTAGTGATAAAATTTTAATTGAAGAAGCACAAGAGTGTTTAGTATCAATAGTTGATGGTAAAATGGAAGTTGAACTTGCACCATGGTTGCCTTTTGCAATGGAATATAACTTTGAAGTCAATAAAAGTTCAATCATTACAATTTTTAAAGTAAGACCAAACTTAGAAATAAATTATAAAAAGAATACAGGAAACAAATAATGGGAAGAGAAACACTATTGAAAGCACTCGCATCACAATACCAAGGTGAAATGGATATTGCGATGGCAAACATTACAGTTTATCAAAATAATCCTGCAGGTATAGGTGAACATCCTGATGTTGCAGAAGCACTTGACACTCAAATTGAGAAGTATGCAAACGCAAAAGAAAAATACGAAGCAGTTCAAGAATTATTAAACGAGAGACCACAAAAGACCTTGACAGAATAGACCGACTGTAGTATCATTACAGTATGGATTTCTACACAAACGTCACTCGCACCCGAGACAAAATCCTTGTCAGAGGATATCAAAATGGTAAACAAAAGAAACTTGCAGTTTCTTATCGACCAAATTTATTCATCCCATCAAAGAAAGGAGACACTCCTTATCGTTCACTAGATGGAAGACCACTAGAGATTGTCAATCTTAATTCTATGGGTGGTGCAAAGAAATTCAAAGAGAGATATACAGGTGTAGAAGGATTTGAAATCCATGGTTATGACCGATGGGTTTACACTTACATTGCAGATAAATTTCCAGGCGATATAGAATTCGATAACAAAGTCGTAAAGGTTGCAACACTTGATATTGAGTGTGAGTGTGAAGATGGATTTCCTGAACCCATGCTTGCAAATGAAAAGGTCAATGCAATCTGTATCAAACCTTATGGAGAAGATGCACATGTCTTTGGAGTCGGCCCATGGGAACACGGTAAGACTGATATTGTATATCACAACTGTAAAGATGAAGCATTCTTACTTACAGAGTTTGTAAACTATTGGAGAAAGTCTAACTTTGATATCATTACAGGTTGGAACGTAGATTCATTTGATATCACATATCTTTGTAATCGTATTGATAGATTATTTGGTGAAGGAGAACACAAGAAACTTTCACCATGGAATATGTCAGACGTTAGAGATTACCATTCTAGTTGGGGAACAAAACAAATGTCTTACACTTTACATGGTATCAATGTTCTTGACTATCTTGAACTTTATCGTAAACACACATTCGTCAATCAAGAATCTTATAAACTAGAACATATTGCACAAGTAGAACTTGGAACAGGTAAATTAGATTATTCAGAATATGGTAATCTACATACACTTTACAAACAGGACTATGCAAAGTTTCTAGAATATAATGTCAAAGACGTATTACTTGTAGAACAACTCGAAGATAAACTAGGATTTATCGAACTAACTCAGACGATGGCTTACAATGCAAAGTGTAATTATTCTGATGTATTTGGAATGGTGAAGTATTGGGAAACTATTATCTACAACTTCTTAAAAGACCAAGGTATTCAAACACCACCACCAAGATTAAAGACTGGTAATGATAAGATGAAACCTATTGCAGGTGCATTTGTTAAGGAACCACAAGTTGGTGGTCACAACTGGGTGATGTCTTTTGACTTGAATTCACTGTATCCACACTTAATTATGCAGTTCAATATCTCACCTGAGAAAATGATTATGGGTCAAAGACAAGATACAAGTGTAAAACGTCTACTCAATCAAGAGTGTGATTTATCTTATGTGTATCAGTGCGACAATACCGTGACACCTAACGGAGTCATGTTCAAACGTGACAAACAAGGATTCCTTCCTGAACTCATGGAAAAGTTTTACGATGAACGTAAGATGTGGAAGAAGAGAATGATTGAGTATCAGAAGGAGAAAGAAACTTGCACGGATGCAAAACGTAAGAGAGAACTTGATACACTTATCAAACGTGCATACAACAATCAACAGGTTCGTAAGATTGCACTGAACTCTGCATATGGAGCTCTTGCAAATCAATACTTTGCATTCTTTAGTATAGACCTCGCAGAAGCGATTACACTCAGTGGTCAGTATGTAATTCAACATGCAGAGAAAGTTGTAAACGAATATTTAAACAAAGTTCTAAAAACAGAAGATGAAGATTATGTGATTGCAATCGATACCGATTCAGTTTACATTACAATGGACAAACTAGTGTCACAAGTGTTTCCCGAAGATACACCGAAGGACAAGGTAATTGACTTTCTATCCAAAGCAGAAAAACAAATCGAAGATGCATTGGAGAAAGGTTTTGATAATCTTGCACAATACACGAATGCATTCCAACAGAAGATGGAAATGGGACGTGAGGTGATTGCAGACAAAGGTATTTGGACTGCAAAGAAAAGATACATTCTAAACGTTTATGATAACGAAGGTGTAAGACTTGCAGAACCCAAACTTAAAATGATGGGTATTGAAACTGCAAAGTCTTCAACTCCACAATGGGTCAGAAAGAAACTAGAAGAAGCACTCAAAGTGGTCATGACAAAGAGTGAACAAGAGTTATGGGAGTTCGTAGAAACTGCACGTAAGGAGTTTAGAAACCTTCCTGCAGAAGAGGTTGCATTCCCTAGAGGTTGTAAGAACCTCGCTCAATATGCAGACTCATCTACAATTTATTCTAAAGGAACACCAATTCACGTCAGAGGTTCTTTACTATATAATAATCAGTTAAAGAAAAAGGACTTAGACATGAGATACGAATTGATTAAGAATGGTTCTAAGATACACTTTACCTATCTTACACTACCAAATCCAATCAATGAGAATGTGATTTCGTTTGAATCAGTATTACCTCGTGAGTTTGACCTACATAGATTTGTAGATTATGATATGCAGTTTGACAAGTCATTTGTTGAACCACTAAAAGTAATCGTAGAGAAAATAAACTGGAACGTAGAACCAGTTGCATCATTGGATAGTTTTTTTGCATGAAATGTTTTGTAATTACAGTTGACCACCCTAAATCTCATGAGATTGCAGATAGGTGTATAGAGTCTTGTGCAAAACAAGGACTGCATGTAGAAAAGTTTAATGCGATTACACCTAAAGATAATCCTAGAGAGATAATAAAAAGAATTACTGGAAACTCTAGAAGAATGATAATAGATATAGAACCTCATCCTGAGAGAGTTGCATCTTGTTTTGCATCACAACTTGTATTGTGGGATAGGTGTTCAAAAGATACAGAACCTTATCTCATATTAGAACATGATGCAGTATTAGAATTACCCTTTCCACATGATATAGAGTTTGATAGATGTATTACACTTGGAAGACCAAGTTGGGGTACACATTTACCACCAAAACAAGTATTAGATAAAAAAATGAAACAGGGTGTTCAGAGTTTAACTTCACATTGTTTCATTGGAAATCATGCAGTATTAATGAAACCCGAGGGTGCAAAACAAATAATAGAATCTGCAAGAGATAGAGTAATAGAACCTGCAGACACTTTTCTTGCAAGTAATACATATGATTTCTTAGAAGAATACTATCCATGGCCTTTTGTTGTAAGAGAAACTTTTTCTATGGTTCAAGGTATAAATGAAAGTAATCAATCAACTACACTTGTAATGAAAAACAATGTAGATTTATGGACATATGAGGTAATCGACCCTGATGAAAACATTCATAATAACGATTAAAGGTCACCCTCTTTCTGAAAAAGAATCTAGAGAATGTATAGAATCTGCAAAAAGATTTTACAAACATGATATCGAAGTGTTTGATGCAATCACACCTTCAAGAGGTTGTAAAGATATATTAGGAGATAGACCAAATATATTTGATAACTATCCTAGACCCGATAGAGTTGCATGTTGTTTTGCATCACATTACCTTTTATGGAAAAAGTGTATAGAACTTAACGAACCCATTCTTATACTTGAACATGATGCAGAGTTTATTAGTGAGTTTCCCGATATAGATTTTGATATGTGTTGCACTTTTGGTGAACCAACATATTATAGACCTGAACACATAGACTTTGATACACCTAAAAAAGATGGATTAAATATTCTTACAGACAGAAACTTTTTAGGTCACCATGCATATGCAATGAAACCTGAAGCTGCAAAAATATTTGTAGAAGATTGTGATACTACAGTGTTAAGTCCTAATGACTTGTGGATGACAAAAGAAAGATATCCATGGTTGCAAGAGTATAGACCTTTCCCTATTACTGCAAAGAAGAGTGCATCTACGGTTCAAGACCATGTAAAGGAAGATATGAAAGTATATGTTTCTGCAGATGATTTTCATTTTATAAATGGTACTCAAGAACAAAGAGATTTTATTGCAAAATATTATTCTCGTGCAAATATAGGTCAGGACTATGCATTTGACCAAGTAGAGATATAAATAATTACATGATTGAAGTATCAGACAGTGCAATTGAAAAACTACTTGAAAAGAAAGTAGAATA